TTCCCCACTTCTTAGCAAATCCTTTGACTCCTTCTCCAACTCCTCCTCCAAATAGTTCGGGATAGCTTTCAGCAATACGTTCATTAAATTGTAAAAAAAAACCGTTGCACCAAGTACAACCGACAAAGGTGCGTCCTTCATCTGTTCGGAATACTTAGCAGAACCCTCGTAAACCTCAATCAGATACTTGCCTCTATACTCTTGCGTGATTGGTCTGTACATTACCGCCATAGCCTTGTGCATATCCTTAAAGTCATTTAGGTACGTTGTAAGGTCTTTATTTTCTCCGTAGGTAATATCGTCCAACTTTGGTATGAAGCCGTATTTAACACCGTCTAAAACGAACGTAGGAGTGAACTGCTTATCTTGTTCAAAGACTGAATTTATCTGTGTAGCATATCCATCTATCTTTTCAGCAGGAAATCTGTTGAGTTGGTCAAGGGAGATTCCTAAGAACGTTGTGAGAGTTTGTTCAACTGTTGGTTCTTCAAACTTGTTGAATACTTGGTACTGCCTTAGCGTGATGTCGTCAAGGGTTTCGGGTATGTTAATTTGTATCTTCATTTGATTTGATTTGCGTAGTGTCTGTACATTAGTAATATCTGCTCGTTGAGTTCTGACTGACTACCATTTTTTTTAATTTGACTGTATAACCTATCTCCTAAGACAGTCTCTCCGTTCCTCGTTACTTGCAGTTTGCATTTGCCATACCTACCTTGCTCTTGTGGAACTGCTTCTATCTTGATGCCTTTCTTTAGGCACTTGGACATAGCCAACATATCGTCTAATTCATTTGTGATTGCCATACGTGTTTTATTGCTTCGTTATACATTGTGTCCAATAGTCTTATCTGCTTGAAGTTCTTAGGCTCGTTGATTGAAACCTGTACACCCTTTGCGTGATGGATAAAACATTGAACCATCGCTATCTTTATATATTTGAGTTCTACCTTCAAAAGATAAACACTCCCGAAAATACTATTGCCCAAAAGAGTATGCAGTACCCTATGATTTCTAATGCCGATTCGTTTTTGCTTGCTTTCATTTTGTTAGTTTTTATAGTGATAGTAAAAAATTTAAATTGTTTCTGCTTCTACTACGTCAAATGTAAAAATCCCATTATCTCCGCTAAAAATAATCTCATCTTTATTAATTACAACGTGACCTCCATTGTGCATTTCGATTTCCCAAAAAATTTCGTTGTGTTTTTCTTCTAACCAATTCCAAAGTTTGTCTTCTAAATTTGATTGGTTTAATTCGATTGAAACAAGTATATTTTGTCTACCTGTTGTTGATTGAAATAGTGTCATAATTTTTTCTTTAATGGTTAAACTTAAGGCAAATCTACAAATACCTTTTTATACTATTTTTACGTTTTTTATTTTAGATATTTTCTCATGCTCAACACAATCAATAGTTCCTTCAATCTCTAAGAAATAAGTACCGTTCTTAAAACCTACACTTTCTTCAGTTTCGTATCTCTCAACAAAAATTGATTCAGCATTAAGGATTCTAAAAATACGAGCGTATGCACCTTTGTACTTTTTGTCTTCTTTTACGTTTGATATTTCTATGCTTGTGATTTCCATGTGACAAATATACACCTTTTTTATAAACCACAAAACTTTTTGCTACTTTTTTTTATTTTTTTTTAATAAACGAAGTATTGTCCTTTATTTGGATTCTCTAATTGTGAAGTAATTGCATAACGTGCTGCATCAATACAATGGTTAAAAGCATCAATAGGTTTGTTTACTGTGTTGCCCTCTCTGTCCTTCATCCAAGTATAGGATTGTAGTTCTTTGATGAGGTTCTTACTCGACCTTGTTACAAAGATTTTGTTCTGATTGATTAAGTTGATTCCGTACACAATAGAATCCTTTCCTTTCGTGCAGGGGAGAACTTGATGCCCGTGGGTTTTTAACTCTGCTATTGATTTCGGTTCTGCTGAATCTGCATATACCATATCTCTAATCCCGTTTGCTTTGAACAAATCTGATATATCACTATTGAGCATTTTCTTTTGATAGATAACTTCGTCAAAGATGTAGCTATCATTGTACTTATATAAACCTATCAATGTTGTAGGGTCATTACTATATCCAAAGTCCATTCCATAGCACAATAGTCTTGCCTCTGTTGGTAAGTCTATTTCTTTCCAATCGGTAATGCACACGCCATCCAAACTACCTACTTGACCTAATCCATACACTTTCCACCAATTAGACCAATACGTGCTTTCTTTTGCCTTGTCTCGTGCTGATTCAATATCTGCTACAATCGTTTCAGGTAGTGCTTCGTTGTCTAAGTAAGTAAGCGTGATAAAGTCTGCATCGTCTTGTCCGACTACTTCTGTATGCGCCCAAAAGTTTGCAGTTGGGTTGAAGTCAATCCATATATCCCCACTTGTTCTTATCGCTAATTGGTTGTACGCTTCAAATGGTACATTGTTAGCCTCGTTTACATACAGGACGGTACGTCTTGCACCTCGTAGCTTATCTGGTTGCTCTACGCTGAAGAACTCAATGTAAGAACCATTAGAGAACGTGTACTTAAGTGCTGACCTATTCCATTGGCTGTCTCTGTACCTTCCCGTCATCATCATAATCTTTAGGAAGTCTTTCATTGCACCTCTACGAAGATGTGGTATAGATTCAGATACAATACTCGTCTCAAGCATAGGAGTTCTGATTGCTCTGTCAATAAGTATAGGAAGAATGCCAAAGGTTTTACCCGCTGACGTTCCTCCTTGTATTACTTTCTTTCTTTTTGTTAAAGCGTGTAGCTTTCGTATTGCAGTTGTTGTCTGAAACATTAAAGGTCAAATAAAGGTTGCTCTGTGTTAATTGAGATGTCTTTAGTTTCTTTAGGTTTTCCGTACATATAGTTCATATACATTTGCAAGGCTTTGAAATCGCCTTCGTCAATCTTTGCTTTTAGTTTCTTGATAGCGTCGTCTTTGTCGATGTGCTTATTCAGCATCTCAATCAACCGCATTTCTTCTGACTTACTCTTTCGTCCTGCACCTTCTCTTTTTCCTCCGTTATTTTTTCTTTTATCCATAATTGAAATAAATTGATAATTCAATCTCTTTAATTTAAAACAACAAAGCGTTCGCATTGTTAATACTTATCGTAAATCATTGTAAGTATTATCTGAAATATCCCTAAATAAACAACGTGGTCTACTTCATAGGTTTGTTCCCCTTCGAATTCGTAGGGCCTTACTCCGAAGACTAATCCTTTTACTATTCCTAATTTTAATTCCCATCTAAGTAAGTTCATATCTGATTGTTTAAAAGGGTTATTGTTAGTGCTATATATATTACTACTAATAGAATTGCTATTTTGTTTTCTTTTTGCATTTGGTTTCTTTTTGTTCTTCGATTTGGTCAAAGATGTTTGTCTGTTTATCCTTTGGTTTATTCATAAGCCTTTCGAGTATCTCGTCCAAGTGTTCTATCATCCTATTAGTTTTAGTCTATATCCATCTATTACTTGTTCTAATTCTTTTATTTTTATCTTTAGTTCTTTTACTTGTTGCTCAGCAGTAGGTTTCTTTCCAAGTTCGCAATCTAGTTTCTTGTAAAAGTTCCAATATTTCTTTTCATACTCTACGCTATACATCGTCGTGTTAATAGCGTTTAATACAGTAGCGTGATTCTTTATATTCACTGTCTCCGCTAACTCTGACAAAGTCAACGACGTGTAGTCTCTACATAGTTTAAAGTATATTGCTCTAGCGTATGTAAAGTGTCTACGTCTATTTCTTGATTTCAGCTTAACGTCAAGTTGTTCCTCTATCGTTTGTTTAATTTCTTCGTGTGTCATTTTATTAGTTTTTAGTTGTTTTTTTTAAATCTTCTATTGCTTCTTTGATTCCTGCACAATGCAAATATAGTTCTTCTTCTTCATACAACGTTAATAATTCTTCAATTTGTTCTATCTCCATTCCTTCCTTGTATAATTCCATTGCATCTCTGTAAGCGTACCAAATCCATTCCTTTCTTTCTTCTTCTGTCATATCGCGTTGGTTCTTAGTTTAAGTAAATTATAACATAGTACGTACTTTTCTCTTGCTTTGCTCTTATATATCTTCTTGTATAGTTCAAACACTTTCCTTCTGAATTGGTAAGGTGTTTTGCATTCTTTGAATATCTTCTTGCAGTATGCTTTGCCGTAGCCTTTACAGAAGTTTACATTGTCTGCACTATCTCCAAGAATCATTTGCTCGTAGAAGAAGTACGTTGCTTGTTCTTCTGTGCGTTGCGTGATTGTTTGGTGCTTATAGTGGTAATTGTAAATCAAAGCAGGGAATTGATTGTAGTCCTTGTCTATTGATACAATAATTGATTCTTTTGGGTTCTTTGCCCAATACGACGCTACAAGGTCATCCGTCTCATATCCTGCCTTATGTATCGCGTTATAGGATTCTTGTACGTATTTAGTCAGTTCGTTCAATAGGGGCGGTATATTGGCTTTCTTTCTGTTTGCTTTGTACGTTGGTGTGAGCATCTTTCTGAAATTACCTTTAGAACCGCAGAATGTTAGAAGCCATTTAATATCTTGGGTTTCTTCCAACTTGTTTACAATAGACATAAACACCTCGTCAAACTTGAATATCACTTCCTCAAGGTTATCGTTGAAAGGACTGTCATCGGGATTTTGTTTCTCCTTGTAGCAACTACTCCAAAGCAAACTGTCTGCATCAAATAGAATCGTCTTCATTGTCTAAACATTTTAAAATGTGTCCTACTGTTATTATTACTCCAAATACTACTATAAGTATCGCTATTAATATATCAAATTTCATTTGTGTTTGTTTTGTCTTTATATTCTTGCATCCATTCAGCCAACTTGCTATTCACATCTGCGTAAACACCAAATCTCTTAAAGTGCTGCTCTTGTTTATTGTCTAAAAATTTCTTTGCTTCTAAACTCATAGTTCTATGTTTTTCATTGTTCCCGTTGTTAATAGTCTGTACTTTCTTTTCAAGGACTCAACATACAGAGTTGCATCCATCATTTCCTCTTGAAAGTGTTGTAGCCATTCTAAGGTACTTAAATCTTCTCGCTCCATTGTCTTACCATATTTCTCAATACCAAGCGCAGAACGTCTCTTATAGGACTGTATTACGGTCTCGACAACCTTGTCTTGTAGTCCTTCGGTATTGACATCTATTTGGTCAATTAATTCGTCCCGTACTTCTTGTAACTTATGCAACACAAAAACATTGTGAGGTAGGGATATCTCAAAGTGTTCAATTAATGTTTGTAGTTTTTTGATTGTAGTCATATTGTTTTGGTTTTATTGGGGGATTTTACTCCCCCGTTTGTTTTATTAAGATAAGGATTTTATCATTCTTTTGTTACTTGCTATGTAATTATCTAATCTTTCAGAATCCCAATTTACCACGTCCAAAATCTTTATATTGTCATATATTAAAACGTTTTCTTCTTTGGTAAGGTTTTTGGTGTAAAAGTTTGAATTGTACTTTTTTAATACAGTTGTCAATACCTCTGCTTTTTTTGTCATTTTGCTTAGTTCGTTTACTACTTGTGAATTTGTCATAATATTTAGTTTTAGTGATTAATTATGTAGCAAATATACACTTTTTTATCA